TAGCTCTATTAATAGTTTCTTTACTAACTACCTGTTTATTTGTTATTTTATTTACTGCCATTTCTTCTTCTCAGTTTTTTTAGTTTATCTAATTTATTGTTTACTTTACCTTTAATTTCTTCTGATTTAATAGAACTCATATCAACTTTTCCAATTGCAATCTCTTTCTTAATGTCTACCTCAATGGCTTTTATACCTGTTTGACTTTTAGAATCAAAGTTATCTAACTTATTCATCAACTTACCCATCATTTGTTCTACTTGTAGATTACCATTAGATTCAGGTGTATAAGTATGTTTTCTTTCACCATAAATATCTCTATCATTACCCATATTACCATTAACTTCTGCTTTTGGTTTAGGTTTTTCTACAAAGTTAGGATTTGATGTATCATACTTTATAATTCTTTTATTTGTTATTTGTTGTATAGCCATTTTATTTCTCTTTATTGATATCTTCAAACTGAAGATTTTAAGTATAGCCCCCTCATATTATCCATTGAACTATAGACACACATCCATTATCACTCATCATTTGGCCAGGAGGACAAGCAAGAACAGAATCACCTACGCCTGACTCTACCAATTCTGTTTTTCTCATAATATTGTCTTTCCCACTATATTCAGCAAATCCATTTTCAACGCACCATTTATCTAACCATTCAGCATCAGAACTTACTTGATTATTTTTAAAGTTTGTTCCATGTTGATTTTCTAACATTCTATTAGTTGACATAGTTCTAGCTTTTTGTCTTCTAGTTAATGTACGACTATAAACTTTATTGTTACTCTTTTGGTTTGTAGCAGTTCGCATCCTATTTTTTCTAATATTATAAGCCATTATCTTCTCCTAAATCTAAGTTTGCTTGCTACTCTTTCTTTTTGCAATCTTTTATGTTTTACAAATGGTTTTTCTAATAAAGATGGTCTTTTCTCATTCGAATTAGCAATTACTGAATTAACACTATGCTTTCTATTTATAGCTCTTTTCATTGTATCAAATTTTCCCATTATTTAGGCCTTTCTTCTATTTGCAACGATGATAATCTTGAACGATGTGCAGTAGCTTTAATATTATGTCTATAATTAGGGTGACCAGCTATCAATTGAGGTTCAGTAACACCATTAATTTCCCAATAAAATTCATTCCAATCTACAATATCTCCAACTTCAGGAAAAAAGTTTAAAGAACCACTTGCTAAATTATTTCTTTGAAAATACATTTCAATACTGGTATTTACATCTGTTCCAAATTCATCCAAATTAACATCAGGTTCATTAAATTGAATTAAACAATTAACTCTAAAACCTTTATCATAATATTTTGTAGATGATTCACCATAAATATTATCATCCGTATTTTCTATGTTAATTTTATAAATATCTACAGACTGTCCTACGATTTCATCAATCAATTCCTCATTCATAGAATCAATTAAATTAATTTCTTTTTGCGGTACAAAAAATGGTTTTGTTTGTGACATTAAATTTTACTCCTATTATTGAATAAGTATATAGTTTTGACAAATTTGACCCAAACGACCTTGTAGATTTGATTTTACACAATCTGTAACATCATGCTCCATAGTTTGGTCTCCTGATGAACCCATACCGCCTCTTCCAATAATAGCTTTTATTGAACTTATTCCACCTCTTTGTTCTGAATATGGATCATAATATCCAGCTCTTCCACCCATTTGTTTACCTTGAATTCTTGGTCTTCTTTGTCGAACAGGTTTTGTTCTTCCGCCATTTCTATATCCACCTCCAGTAGGCATATCCGAATCATTCATACATTGACCATTAGGCATCATATGTTGTCCTTGAGGACAAGCACCACCTGTCTGCATTCTTCTTGCTGGTGATGTTGGTTGTGTTCTACCACCTCTTCGTCTTGTTGATTGCATGTTTCTACCCGGATGATTGTGCGCTCCTCCTGATTCTGGAACAATAGGACTACCAGGTTGTCCTGGAATATAGTCAGCATTTCCCGTTATCTGATTTGGAGTCCACCCACTATAAGGATTCATTCCATCAAAAGTATGAGTATGAGGTTGATTTATGAACTGATTATGTGTATGTCCTCCAACATTAAATTTTCTTCTAACTCTACCACCTCTTTGATAATTTCCATACATTCCAGTACCTCTTGGTAAAGTTGAAGTTCCTAATCCTGTGTTATTTAATTTGTCTAAAAATTTTGTTCCAACTTTTCTAACTGCACCAGCGTTGACAACATATTCATTTCTACCTAATACAGCAAGTACATCATCAACAGGTAATCTTAAATTTCCTGTAGAACGATCTATTCTTCCCGATCCACGATTAACTAATCCTCGTGGTCTGTAAGCACCTCCTCTTTGTTTTCTTCCCATAATTTTCTCCAAATCATTATGAGTATCAGTCATAATTTGATTATTTTCGTCATGTATCCAAGTTATTGTATTACCCCCAACAGATGTAACTACACCTGTACAATTATAGTTTGGTCATGTGGGATTTATATCTCTAACTCTATCTCCAACTAAAAAATGTGGCATACTTTATCTTCTCCTTATCCCTTTATTCCTATCTTGCTACATTCACCCCAACTTCATCTTTAGTACCACAGCAACCAGGTAAACAAGCTGAACCACCTGGACATGGACAACTGCCAGGTGGACAATTAAGTTCCCCATATAAACTATCAAAGTTGAAACCACCAATATTTCTTCCTCGTGCACCTGAAGGACCTTGGCCACCTCTTCCAACGATAGCACCTGTAGCACCTGTTCCACCTCTAGTAGACATTCCACCTGTTTGATAACGATTACTCCGCATAGAGTTTCTTCTTCTCATATTTTGATTAGTTCTAATATTTGAAGTTCTTCCACCAGACTGATAATTTGTCATAGGCCTCATTCTAGTACCACCACTACCTGGCATTGATTTTCCTTGAATAGGTGGTCTTCTTTTTCGTCTGTATTCATGAACTCTTTTCCTCCTAGGAGTATTCTGATTTCCTTGATTATTTGATCTCATCATATTATTTCTATTTCTTCTTGATCTACTACCATAAGCCATTAATTTTCTCCCATCACCCTATATAAATTTTTAAAGGTGCTTTATTTAATACTGATTGTTGAGCCTCTGCTTGTTCTTGTTCAGACTTCGCCTTTTCTGTTAATGATAAAGAATCAAGAAATTCTTTTAAATCCTCTAATAACAATGTTTTTTCTTCTCTACCTTCAGCTTTAAGAGCTTCGCCATCAAGTGATACTTCACCATTTGGTAGTGGCATTGAAGCATATTTACTTCTAATGATTCCTAATAATTCTTTTGACAGTGCTAATGTCATTTTTCTAATCCAATTTCTACCAGCTGCATTTATTTCTTGATATGTAATAAACTTATAAGGAACATTTGATGGATCTGTAACTTTGTTTGTTGTAGTATCTCTATTTACAGATGCTCTATCAGACCTAACATAATATTGAAAATATACTTTACCACCAGCATCACCATCTTTTGGTCTTGGAAATATTCGTAATTGGTTATTTACCAATTCGAATGAATAAGCTGATTTTCTAATCTTATCGTTTGTTTCTATAGCTTGTGCTCTTGAAATATCATAAGATATTGGTCTTAATATAAAAGATACAGCAGGTGCAACATTTCCCATCCCAAAAGCATCTAACATTTGTCTTTGTTCAAATGAACCAGCAAATGGGTCATAGAATCGTGTTATAGCAGAAGGGCCCATATTAAAAATTCTTTGTATTTCCAATCTTTCACCTGTATGAGAACCTGTTATTTTAGCCTCTGATTGTAAATCATATGATTGTTTAGAACCTGTTAAAATAATAGAACCACTATGAAGTGTTAAACCTCCACCTATATTTACAGCCTCACCATATTGTTCGGATAACATAAATGATGTACCCATATGTGGATGCACTGGTTGTATTGAACCCGTAGAACCCATAGTAGAACCACTTTGTTTATTAGTTGAACCATAATGTTCCCACATCCAATTCTTTATGTTATAATTATTTATATGTTGGGAATATTCAGACACAGATTCTTCTAAGCATGCATATATTGAACTACTATTAAATTCAAGCTGCATAACAGGATGTCCGAGTTTTCTAGCTACATATTTACATACACTTATACTTTCTGTAACATATGTAGAGTCACTGTCATAAATAGCATATGGTGTATTTCCTTTCGCGCTATTTACTCCTGTCGTTAATGTTGGGTCTGAATATGTATATACAAATTTTGACAATTTTATTCTCCACTAATTGGTATTATCGTTCATATATAAATATCAAAGAAAACAAAAAAGGGTGAGATATTTCCCACCCTTTTAAGTTGTTTATTGTTTTAAGGTTTAGTTATTATGATATTGTAATCAATAAGTATTACTTATTAAGCAATTGTTGGAACAATACCTACGGCCGATACGAATAAGTTTCCATTAATTAACCATGTTCCTGCTACTCCACAGTATAAATCAATTTGAGAACCTAATAATACATCATCTACAACTGTAATTGCAGTTGTACCAGCTGTTACTGAAACTATATCTCCATCACCCGCAGCATTACCTGTAACTGTAGTAGCTATCTGTCCTGTAATATCATCAGATCCTGCTGCTGTTAATACTCTGTCGGAGGTTGCTTGTGTAATTTCCCAGAATATTCTTAAATGTCGACCTACTGTTGCCGTTGGTAATGTTATAACCCTCGATGAACCACCTGCATGTGCAAAGATTAACAAACTAGTTCCATCATCAACTGTTAATATTGCATCTGCTGCATGTCTTTCAACTCCTGTGTAAAGAGGTGCTGAAGCGAAAGTTGAAACTCCCGTTACACCTAATGTACTAGCTGCTGTAATTGCACCACTCACACCTAATGTACCAATACCATCTAAATTACCTGCGATAGTAGCACCATCAACTGCTGATAAAGCTGCTTCTCTTTTGGTAACTTTATATTTCCCTATTCTTTTTGCCATTTTATTTCTCCTAATGTTGAGTCACTACTCTCAGGATTGTTTAATTTTTTTATACTAACCTTGTTTAGTGACTACTTAGGCTAGTAAATTATATTCTATAATTCATATATAAATATCAATTGTAAAAGAAAAACCCCCTAATTAAAGGGGGTTTTCCTATCTAAGTTTATAAAGAGTTAACTTATACTAAGTTTAAGTCTTTACAATGGATTTTACCATAAAACTCAGGTCTAATCATCTTCTTAGCATATCTAGTCATTACACCTTTTCTTGG